CTTACGCACAGCCGCTTTTCCGTCCATGTTTCGCTCCTAAGAAACTACCACTGTTACATCACCCAGCGATATCGTCATCGCCAGAACATTCGGTGTAAGCCCTGCGTCGTTAGCACGGGCACCGCCAACGGGCGCCCAGCCCCACTGAATTATACGGCTTCCGCCTTCCGGCGTCCCGTTTGCCAGCGGCCCAGTGCCGGTGGGGTCGATCTGCAGCCCGCTGTTGCCCGAGGTCTGGTAGCTTACGTCCGGGCGGGGTTCCCGCACCGCCTGCGGGTCGTTGACGGGGTAGAGGCCAAGCGACAACTGCGGTTGATCCGGTTCCCAACAGGTCTTGCAGACCTTAATCTTGACGTTTTTCGTCTTGATTACCAGCTCTTTCAGCTCTTTCAGCTTGTACCGGAATCCGCATCTATCGCATTCCGCGATAGCAAACTTGCCGGAGGAAAACTGACTGGGCATGTCAGCCGCCTATAAACTGCTGCCGGGGCACAAACCGGATCGGGGCTTTCTCCCGGTCCTCATCCGCTGCAAGGGCAAACTGCTGCTCATAGTCTGCCTTCAACTCCACCCGGCGCGCAGGGTCCACCTCGGGCAGCTTCATTGACAGGTAATAAGCCAGCCCCGCCACCATGCAGTTCAAGAACCGGAAGGGGATGTCCTGTCCGTTGATACCGTTACCCGCGTCCTGAATCCGGCGCAGCCGCCAGTAGACGAACGTGTAGGTCTGCGAGTTATCCGGGGTCGGCCAAACGTGGAACTTGGGGTAGACGACGGCGTTTGCAGAGTCCGTAGCACCCGACAACCGCTGAATCCACACCTGAATCGGGCGGCCTTCCGCGTTCTTGTTCGGGATCATGGCGTAGGTCGAAACGCTGATCCGGCTGATGTTGATGTCGGTCTGGTTCTGCCCGGTGCCCGTGCGCACGACATGATCGAGCAGGTCAATGGTATCTACCGGGAGGTCGTAGGTGGCCTGTTGGTACGTGAGCACTTGCTGACCTTGCTCAATCGTCCACATATTGATACCACGATTGGCCCATTCGACCGTCAGCAGGTTCAGCGACCGACGCGCCGTACGAAGATCGTAGCCCGACCGCAGTTCACGCCCGCAACGCTCAAACGCCTCTTCCACGCAGGAAGATAAATCCAGATTAAAAGAGGATGTTCCTGAAGTTTTGTAACTCATTGGACCCTCTCGACACGTATGTTTTTAATCATCCCGGAGTTGCGGAGAGCGTAAAGAACCCCCGAAGGAGTGGCACCAACTGCATTAGCTGCGTCCCGCAATGTGGTGTAAACAACCCCATTAATCCGAACTTTCACCACCCGCGAGGAGGACCGATACGTGGCGGAGATACTTCTACCACGCCTTACACGCTCGTCCAACGACCGTTCACGCCCTAAATTGGCCACGCGCGCCCTTGCTATAATATCAGGAGAAATACCTCGTTTCTTAGCGCTTATCGCTATATTGGCTTTGTGCTCTTCGGTGAACACCCGCCCTAACGAGGACATGCGCAGTTTTTCCCGATGCTCGGGGGATAGCGGTTTACCTCGCTTTGCCAATACTTTAGCTTCTTGACAGGCGGCGGACACACCGCGTTTTTTTGCTGCTGCAGATAACCGTTTGCGCGTTTCGCTACTTGGATTGGGGCCACCCTCACCCCCATCAGTAAAATTAGCAAGCTCAACACCGGCGCGGCGTAAGCATTTAATGATACCCCGCTCTAGTGTAAACGCCGTGGCTTCTTCCGAGCATTCAAGCAACGCTACCTGAATAGCTTTGGGGCCATACTTCGCGACTATAGCTTTATGGTGGGGGTTACGTTCACCCAAATAAATAGCGCGCCTACGTGTACCTTTCCCCACATAAAAAGGGGTTCCGTCAGGCTTGCAATGGATGTACGCAAAGAACGGCATAACCTATCCCAAGTGATCCATATGCAACGCGGCACAAAAATCGTCGTACGCGGACTGCGGGGTATCGCCGCCGCCATGCAACACACCATCGGTGCAATCCCAACACTGAAACTTGGTGGACCAGCGAATCCGAGGCTTTACAAAGCGCACCATTATCTTACTTTCCTATACGCCGCAGTCTTGCGAGAAATGCCTTTAGGCTGCGCAACAAACTGCTTTCCGGAGCGCTTACCGGCTCGTTTGGCACGGGTGGTCGCGGCGTACTCTTGCGGGGAGAGGGCTTTGATCGCGGCTTCAGGGAGGTACCTTTCGCCGGTTGCTTTCGGGCCTTGCGTTGAAGGTTTGCCACTCTTGGTCCTCCACTTCTGGTCCGTCCACGCCTTGAGCGACTGCTGCGGCTTCTTAATCACGGTAGCCGCCACCCTTGGCCTTATACGCTCGCGCCAACATCTGTGCCTTGCGGGCCGACCATTGGCCCGGCGCACCGCCTTTACCACCTGCCTTGATGCTGTTGAAAAGACTCTTCCGCATCCCCGGCTTGGTGTAGTTCCCTGCTTCGTTCACGCGGCTAACCTCGCCCCCTTTCTTAAAGAGCTTGGTAGGTTCGGGGCCGTCCTTGCGAACGACCTTCCGAGCTTTCGGCATCTTGCTGGGGTTTATGGCACCCATGCCGCGCGAGGGGCGCATCTCAGCACATCCCGCCTTTACGCAGCATCTTGCCTTTGGTCTTACCACGCTGGGCAACACCATCAGCCGCACGACGATACGCACTGCCACCCGCTTTGTAGGTAGCCGCAACACCCATGTCGTAGCGGTCTTTGTTCAGTTGCGCCTTGCTCTTGGTGACAGCGCCACCAGCTTTCATACCCTTCATCTCGGCCATTTCGTGCTTGACCATCGATTTGGGCGCGCCAGCCTTCTTCATGAAGGCAACTTCCTTCTTGACCATCTTCTTCGCTTCAGCCATTTCGCCACCTTTCGCAAATTTACGGCCTTTATCGGCCTGAACAAAATCACGCCCCACCGACTGCGGGATACCTACCCGCTTCGCGAAGGCGCGGTTATGGGCTACCGCCTCCATCAAATTGTGCTGCTTCTTGGAGGAGGACGGCACTACAGCACCCGGCCCTTGGTCTTGCCACGCTGCGCGATACCATCAGCCGCACGGACATAGCCACCGCCTTTAAACTTGAGCTTGCCTTCGCCCATGTTCGTCTTGGTGGTCGGGGCTTTTTCTTCCTGCGTCTCCATACGCTTTTGGTCGCGTTGACGACGAAGTTCTTCCAGAGCTTTGCCTTGGGGTTCAGCCATCACTATCTCCTAACACTTCCATTTACGTAAATACGCAGTCAGCAGTTCGGCCTGCTCAGATGAATCAAGCACGTTACCAGCAGCAAGGTTACACCGACCGCATAACAGGTCACGAACTTGCCCGGTGTTGTGGTTATGATCTACACAAGGACGATCCCGCTTAGCCCCTTCAAACACAAACCGTTTACTACAACACGCGCATTTACCGCCCTGCGCAAGCAGCATCTCCGCAAATTTTACATCGGTAATACCGTACTTCGCAGGCAGATTATATTTTCGGGTTGTTTTACACATACAATCCCTGCATGCGTAATTAAGCCCGGAACGCTGGTTTTTGTTCTTATTAAACGCGCTGGGGGCCTTCCACTCTCGGCATTTACTACACCGATAATTACCATGAGCATCGGGCGTTTTAGCCACACGCCCCCAATCACGTTTCAACTGCATCGCCACGCCCTAAGGCTTTTGTTAATACGGGAGTTCGGGTCGTTCGCCGTCTTCGCCGAAGTAAGCTTCTTCTTCATCCCTTTCATCCGGGCGCAGAAACTGTCTCTCCGGGGACCACCTTCCGGCTGCGGGGCTTTCAATCCCGGTTTCCCCGGATTCGCCCGATTGTAAGAAGCACGGCCCTTTGCGTTCAGACCACCCTTGGGGTTTTTGCCTTCTTTGCGTTGCCATGCAGGACTCTTAGCCATATGCAATCCTCAACGGTTCTTCCTCTTCCCGCTTACGCGCAGCATCAATCATCGGGTAAAGGATGTCGTCACCAAATGCACCTTCAAACTCGTGCATCCCCATGTGACCAAGCTTGATCGTGGGATCAATCCACACTTCAAACCCATGCGCGCGGGCGCGGTCGCAAAAAAGGTAATCCTCACCGATGTAGCCTTCCGGCGTGGATTGGAAGTCGAACAGCGAATGCAACGTTCGGTCCGCCGAAGCGTCGTAGTACTGCCATTCGGGATGGGCGTTGACCAACGTCTCGATGACTTGACGCTGGATCATCATGAACCCGGTGCCCATGCGCTTCGCGCGAACAAGGCCCATGCGGTCCATCAAGAGGTTGCCCTCTTCATCCTTGTCCAGATGAGAGTAATACGTCGCCTGCTTTTTCCTCGCGCATCCGACGCCGCCAACGATGTTCTTCTTTGGTTCGGAAGACCACGCAAGTAACCGAAGGATGTCGTTAGGATCGAACGTCATGTCTGCGTCGATAAACAGCATCGTGTCGCATTCAGACGCAAGGAAGTCGTTGGCGAGAAGATTACGCGCGCGAGAAACAACCGAGCACCCGGATATGGTGCCCAGTTCAAAGCCAATCCCGTGGCCGCCGCACATGCGGTCAAACTGAATAAGCGACCCCAGCATTTTGACCGGTACTTTGAAGTCGTATGCCGGGATCGCTACAAACAGCTTCCGCCCTACCAGATTGTAGGACTGTTCGTTTTGCACGGGATCACCCGTAAAAGACCATCACTGAACCGATGGTAGTCACGTCAACGTAGATGTTCGTAGTAAACAGAACACCTTCCCCCGGCAGGAGCATGTAGTTCGGGGACGAGGACGATGCAAGCGTGTTGATCGTAAACTTGGTCGTGCCGCTCGCACCGCCGTCCTTGAACACTACGGAACCAGCCCCGGCGGCGGGGACGATATAGATGGACTTGATGCGCGCCCGCCCAATCGTGTTACCCGCCTGATCCAGAAGCTGGCCGTCGTCCGTCCGGGCCTGACTAGCTAGTACGTCAGTTTGCATGCCCATTTACGGCCCCTTTTAGCTGTTGGCGAACGGAGTCGCGACAGTGCCGGAACCGAGAATGACGCCTTCAACGTAGTACTTGTTGGCAGCAAGCACCGTGCAACGAATCCACGAACCCGCAGCACCACCGGTGGTCGTGCCGTTGAGGTTGATGTAGTCGTTCGCCGCAGCGGGGGCATAACCCGTCGTCGCGCCAGCCGCGTCAGTCGCAACCATCAGGATCGAACCAACGAACTTGTCCGTACCATCGGTAGCAATCGACACCGCCGTAGCAGCCGTCTCGATGAAGAACGTGTAGCTGGTGCCGACGTTGTTCTGCGTGTTGGGATCGGTGCCGGGGCCAGCCGAAACAGCACTCGCAGTGGTATTGATCGACGGCAGGGTGATGACGAGGGTCGCGTCGTTAGTGCGGATCAGCTTGCCCGCGTACGCAGCAACCGTCAGGGTAACCGTGTTCGTGCCGTTCGGCAGGTTGACGACGGTGTTCGGGCCTTGCGAGTAGAAACCGTTGAGCGACCGTACCGGGCCGTCAAGAGTGGTGATAGCCATTTACTTCTCCGTGTAGTAGCACATCCCCGTACCGTCCCTACTAGGTCTGCTGGGGGCAGTCGGTACAGGTGAAATCCCCAGTAACTACATATTACAACAAAATAGGGGGCCGAAGCCCCCTATTTTTACTTACGCACCGCTGGAACCGAACATGCCGAGCGGGTCCGACCAGCCGAACGAATAACGCTCGCGGGCCTTGTAACGGACGTTGCCGGTGTCGAAATCCCCGTCCATAGAATTCTGCAGCGGGGTGCGGACGAAGTGCTTCATACCGTTCGGCACGTCAGTGCACAGGAACCAAGCGTTCGTGTCCGTCAGGAAGTGGTTCACGCGGAACCCTTCCGGAATCGAACCCATCGACTTGATCGCGTTCACGTCGTTGTTGTTGGTCGCCGTGCGCAGTTCCGTTTCCAGAAGACGCGTAGCAACGAACATCAGGTTCGGCGGAACGATCAGCTTGCGCGGCTTGGCGGCAATCAGCAGGCCACGTTCGTCCGTCCAGCCAGCGATCTGAATCACCGCCGCTTCAAGCGAGGTTTCGTTCAGGTCAGCTTGGGTCGAGAACGTGTTGCTGTTGGTGCCACCCGAAACCAGCGGGTGAGCGGTCGAGAACAGGGGCACGCCGTCGCCACCGTAGTACGGAGCGCTGTTCGTGAAGCCGTTGTTCAGGATCGCAGCCGCTTTGACTTGCTTCGTGTACGCCATCGAGCGGGCCAGAGCCTTCGTGTAGCGCGAGGAGAGCGAGTCATACAGGTTATCTTCGACCGCCTCTTCGGTGATCGAGAAGCCCTGCGCGATGGTTTCGTGGTTGTAACGAGCGGTCCACGCTTCTTGCGCGTTATCGTACGCAATCGCGTTACCTTCGTTCTTCACCGGAGCAGCCGAGAAGCCCGAGAGCTTGGTCTCTTCTTCGAACGAACGCTCCGAAGATTCCGTCTCGTAAATCTCTTTGTGCTCTTCGCCGTAGCGGGCGTACTCCATGCCGAACAGCGCGTTCAGGCCGGGGAGCAGTTCTTTGAGTAGCTGGGCACGAGAAATTGCCATTTTTTATCCCCTTCCTTACGCGCCAGTCGCGCGCTGATACTGGTGCATGCCGAAGTTCCACTTCACGATCACTTCGGTATACGAACCCAGCGAGTTACGAGTATCCGGAACCAGATCAACGATGCGCACCGGGAGGGTGTTGGTCGTCGCCGTGGTAGCCGAAATACCCACTTTCGAGTCACCAGTGATGGTCGAGCCGGTGTTATCAACCAGCGCGGCATTGAAGCCGACCGCCGCTTGGGTCACGCCGCTAATGGTCGTACCACTCGACACCACCGCAACCTTGAACAGCGCGTCGTAGTCATCGACCACATACGCTTGGATGTCCGAGGCAGTGATCGCGCCGGGGTAGAACTGCTTGAACAGCTTCTGGTTGGTGTTCGGGTCCGTGTAAGTACAGCCCATGAAAACACCAACAGGGGTCATGGCCGAGTCCGCCGGATCACGGGTGATGTAACCAGCCGACAGCGCAACCGCGTCACCATAGAAAATGGCCGTGGTTTCGCCGCTGGCAATCGCCATCAGACGCGTGGAACCAGCATAGACCTGACCGCCGATCAGATTGACCGGTTTCAGCCCGTACGGGGCATCGACAACAGGGTATGCCATGAAAAACTCCTAAAAGTTATTTGCCCTTACCAAACGACACCGAAGATTTACGCTCGTTGAAGAGCGGCATCCGAGGATCGTTGGTCTTCATCAACGTGTTGTCCACGGCATCCATTTGAGATTTAGCCTGCTGGTCGTACCACTCGTTACGCTGATCGACCATCTCTTGCGGAGCCTTGCACAGCACCAACCCGCCCACTTCAACGTTATCCTTGAAGCGGCTTTGCGGGTCACTAAAGATTTGCATCTCGGGATGATCTTCGGCCTTCACAGGCACCCAACCTTCCCTGAACTTTGCGGAAGTATTCGTGGGATCAAACTGCCCCATGATACTTGTCCGAATCCACCGGAACACATAGCCCTTCTCCGGATTCGGAGTGGGGAGCAATTCCGGACGTGCCCAGTGTTGCTTGCGCTGCGTAGTTTCACGACCTTCCAACTCACGAGCGAGACGATTTTCAGCCATTGTAATTCTCCAGTTTCATCAATTCTTTCGCATACGCTTCCGGGGTCAGACCAAACTTCTTAGCCAACGCCAACTGCGTTTGCGTCAGTCGCACTTTTTTAGGCGCGGTGCTACGCGATGCCGGAGCAACTACAGTTGCTGATCTGCGAGGTTGAGCTTTCGGCTCTTCCTTCGTTTGAAGGGCTTCTTCCTCTTCAGCGTCTTCAAACGCCTCGGGGAATCGCTTCTTCATGGTTTCATCTACTCGGCGGTAATACTCGTCACTACGAGGATCAACACCCGACCGGACAAGCTTTTCATGCAGACCGAGAGCGAGGGCTGTCATCTCCTCATCCGCACCAAACCAAGTGTTCCGTTGCCGCCAAGCTTCCGCTTTTTGGTCAACCGGAGTGGGCGCTCGCATCTGTTGGTGAGTTTCTACCTCTTTTTCTTCTTCCTGTAAAGAGGGTTTGAAACGTTGATACTCTTTTGCTTTCAGCTTGGCATCCGTCAGGGCCTCCTGCGCTTCCGCAATCTGCTCGGAATCACCCGCCTCGTACGCCTGCCGCAGCTTTTCTTTGGCCGATGCAATCTCAACCTGCACCGACTTGGTTACTTCTTCTACGAAGAGTTTCTCACCAGAAGTAAGTTTTTGCTTAAGTTGACGATTTTCCGCAACGATAGCTTCAGCGTAACGCAACGCTTCTTCGCGTTCGCGCGCAGCCCGCTCCTTCTCCCGGCGCTCGTCGTGCCACACCTTCTTCATCTGTGACAGACGCTTTTTTACCTTGTCGGAGTATTCGTCGAGGTCGTCTTCTTCCAACTCCTTAACGATTTCCTTCGGCAGCGGCTCGCGGCCCCGATCCTGCGGGGGCGTGTCGTCAACAATCTCTACCTCCACATCAGCGGTAACTTCACCGCCTTTGGCTTTCTCTTCAACTTGTTCCTGCTCGTCAGGAAACTTGAACGCGTCATTAGGCATGGCTAAATCCTCTCGGGTCTTCGACCACCGCTTCTACGGTGTCATCGTTGATGATGCGAAACTCACGGTCGTGAATACGCACGCGGGTACCTGCGTAGGGGCGAGTCAATACAAAATCGCCCTCTTTGCACCACGGCCCGGTCGGAAAACGCGTCGTGTCCGAGTACGCCATGTCGCCCATCTTCACCACGAAGAGTATGTGAGTAGTAAGTTCCTCACGATCCAACGTAGCTTCCGCCTTGAGGATGCCACCTTCGTACTTTGCTTCGATCTCCGGAACCATACACAGCAGCTTATAGCCCTTCGGCTGCGGAAGTTGCTTGGCCTTTTGTGCGGCTTCAGCAGTTGCTTCCTTGTCTACACTACTCATCTGCGTCTTCCTTAGAACGTTTTGCGAGGTCTTCGATGATTTCCCCTGCGAGGTTAAGACCCCGAAGTTGCCCGCAGAGGAATTTGTATTCAGCGTGGTCAGCACACCGCCCGTAGGCGAGGTTATCAACCAACGTTTTGCGCTCGTCAGCTAACTTAAGCTGGAGCAGTTCAAAGATGTCCACAGGGGATTACTCTCCTTTCTTAGGTTGGTTTTGCGCTGCACGCTCACGCGCGATATCAAGCCCTATACGCACGCCTTCACGTTCGTTTTCCGACTGCAGACGCTCGCGCGCTTCGGCTGCTTTCGCCCCGACCTTAGTGCCCTCGATCTCGGCTTTGAGGTTGATTTCACGTTCCTTCAGTGCGATCTCATCCGCCTTAGCTGCCGCATCAAGTTTGTCTTTAGCTGCCTTGCGCTGAACTTCCGCTTCCTTGATCTGCAGTTCTTTCTGCTGCATCTGGATAAGCGGGTCCTGTGCTTGCTGTTGCGCTTGCTGGGCTTGGGCTTCAGCTTGATCTTTCTGCAGGAGCTTGCCTGCGGCCTGCGCGGCGAGTTGCGACAACTGCACTTCAAACTCCGGCGGCAGCGGCGCATCGTCGTCTTTTTCAGGCATTGGTGGCAGTGCGGCACCCAACTGCTTCTCGATCTCACGACGATATTGCATCGCAACGTGTTCCATCACATGCGCCATCGCTGCAGCTTGAATCGGCTGCGCCTGCGGACTCTGCCCCACCATCGCTGCGATCTTCGGGTCACGGATAGCCGACAGGTGCACCGCGAGGTGGGCCTCGTGGTCCTGATACATGAACGCCTTCACGGGCTTACCCATGAGGATGTGCATGTTCTCGGTGACCGGATCGACCGGCTTCATGTCCTCGGGCGAGGGAACGATCTTGGCTGCGTTCTTCACCCCCAGCGTATCAATCATCTGCCGGTGCAGATACGGCAAGTCGTATATCTGCGGGGCGTCCTTGGCAAGCTGCATCACGGCCTGATACTGCGCAAGCCGCTGGCTCATCGTGCTGGCGTTGGGGTCTGCTACCGGCAGGACGTTAGCGTTGTCGTAGTCGGCCTTTTTTGCTTTGCGCGTGCCTTCTTCCGGCTCGTAGCTATATTCTTCCGGGGTGTTGTCGCGGATGATGTCGCGCAGCAGGCGGAACTCCTGCTTCATCGAATAGTAGATGCGAGCCTGCACCGCACTCATCACCTTGAGCATCCGCTCCAGAACCGCCAGCGTGGTGCCCACCGGAGCCTGCGCCGAGGTGTCGCTGATCTTAAGCTCTGCCACTGCGGCAAACCGCCGACCGTCCTCGACAATCTTGTCCATCAACTGCACAAGCGTCTGGCTCGGCTCTTTGTAAGGCAGCGGCATGATGTTGTCACGCACCGAACCGCTGGGCACATCCACATCCCTGAATTCCCCGGGCGCAATCGGCGTGTCGTCGCCCTTGACCCGAAGCCCGCGTGTTTTAAGCCCACCGGGGAGGTTAGAGAGCGTGCCCGCATCAACAAGCTGCCGCATGAGCGAAGTGCCCGCCCGCGCGTGCCCACCGATGAGGTGAATCAGGCCGAAGTAGTAGAAACCAAAACCGGGGATGTAGCCGTAGTGGACGATGTGCTGGCGCTTCTGGTAGGTCTCGTCTTCCGGGGTCCAGTTACGACGGATCGCAAGGATAGTGCGCGTGCCCTTGTCGATGGTGATGATGTAAGGAACCGCAACACCTTCTTCCGCCCGGTCCTTCGCAAACTCATCGGCGTAGCCATACTCCGACAGGTCGCACTCAACCTGCATTTCCAGCAGCAGGTAACGGTTGTCCACCGTAGCCGACAGCCCGGTTTCTTTCGCCTTCTGCTTCTCAACGTCGTCCATGACGTTGATCGGCTCACCAAGCTCGATGTCGCGATAGAACCCGGACACCTGCAGCCGCCGCAGTTCGTTCTTGGTCTTACGCATCTTGTGCGTAACCCGCTCGGCGGTCTCGATGTTCGCAGCACCATACGGCACCACGATATCTTCCGCCGGGATGAACATCGCCACCTGACGGTTAAGCGCCGGGTCAAAGTAGACCTTCTTGAACGCGTTACCCGACAAGCACAGGCTAATCAGCATGCGCTCATGCTCCGGGCGATACTCCTTCATCACCTCGGTAAGCTGGTAGTTCATATCAGCAGCCACGCGCAGCGAAGCCGCCTTCTTCTCCGGGGTCTCCTTGCCGATGATCTCGCCCTTGACCGGCCCCATCGCGGGGAACGTCTCCATGATCGTCTCGGCTTGGAACTTGACCGCGCTCTCCATCAGCAGGGGGTGGAACACACCACACGCTCCCTGCCACGGCTCGGTACGCTCTTCGTAGTCAAGACCTAAGAACTTCAAGCCATCGGTATAAGTTCTCAGCCAGTCCTTGCGGCTGGTCAGGTCCGATTCATAGTCGCCTATAAGGTCACCAGCAAGCGACTGCAACGTCTGCTCGTCAACTTCATCTGCGATGTTGGCTTCAAACTTCTCGTCCTCGGTATCTTCTTCCGGCGTGAGACTGATCTCCAACCCGTCCATACCGATAGTCACGGCATCCGGGTTCTCGATCTCAATCTCGATCTCCGGTTCTTGAACCGCGAGTGCTTCTATCCCTTGCGGGGCTTCGTACAGTGCTTTGTCGATTGCCATTTACACCACCTTAGTAGTACCCCGCATGCCGCCGGGATTTAAACGTGCGTTTCGGTTCCGGCTCGTCAGTCGGCAGTCGGATAAACCCGCCCTGCCTGAACCGCATCAGCGCCATTGTCGTACAGTCAACCAAGTCGTCGTGGCTGCCAAACGGGAAAGCTGCGACTTCTTCAACCAACTCCTCAGCCCACCGTGTCTCAGGCACCCACACCATGCCGCTCTTGATAATATCTGCGACTGAATTCAGTCGCGCGAGCTTGTCGCCCGTGCCGCGATGCGGGGTGTACTCCTGCACCGGGATACCCATGCGCCGTATCTCTTGGTAGAGCGGCGTGCCACTGGATTTCTTCTCGACGATGAAGGCATCAGGCTCCCAGTCGGTGTACTTCTCCATCGCCAACTCTTTTAACCCGTGAAACTCAACTCGATCCTTGATGCTGTTGAGCAGGATGATCTGCATGAAGTCATCCTCCTCCTCGTTCTTGAATACGCCCCACACCGTGATACCGGTGAAGTCGTTACGTGTATTCTTTTCTGCCGCAGCATCCAGCGTCATGATGACGTATTCGCAAAGCGGGGGCCGCTCATCCTTCCACCATCGCCACCACTCGCGCTTAACAACCGCGCCTTCTTCCGCCGTGGGGTTCTGCTGATACTGCGCGTTCCACTGGAACACCGGCATAGACGCCTTGGTCTTGTGCAGCACCTCCAGCGGCATCCACTCCGGCCACAACGCTTTCTCTAGTATCTCGCCGTTCTCGTCCTCGACTTCAAGGATGGCTGGGAACTCGACCACTTCATACTGATCGGCCAACTCGTTCTGCGTCATGTCCCGGGTCACCCGCCCGGTCAGGTCGTCCATATGCCAGCGCGTCTGCACGAGACCGATACACCCTCCCGGCATGAGACGAGTGCGCGCACCGTAGGTAAACCACTCGTAAGCTTTATCGAAGACTTCAAAGTTACCGTTCAGCACATCCTGTTCGGAGTGCGGATCGTCGACGAGCAGCAGGTGAGCACCGCGTCCAGCGAGGGCCGACCCCACACCACAGGCAAAATACTCCCCACCTTCGGATGTATTCCACCGTCCCGCCGATTTACTGTCTTGTGCAAGTGATACGGTGGGAAAAATCGAGCGGTAAGCGTCGGTGTCGATGATGTTTCGCACCTTCCGACCAAAATCGACGGCCAGATCAGTGGTGTGCGAGACCATCAGCACCTTGCGATCAGGGAATTTGCCGAGATACCACGCCGGAAAATAGATCGAAACAAGCTGGCTTTTGCCGTGGCGCGGTGGGATATTGACGCAAATTCGGTCTTTTTTACCTTCCGCCATCGCCATCAGCATGTTTGCAAGCTTGCGATGGTGTTTACCGACCTTGTAGTCGGGCTGAATCGCCTTACAGAACTCGATCAGGTCATCTCGGCACTTTTGCGCCGTGCGCCGACGCTCCAATTCTTCCGCGATGCGGAGAATTTCCTCTTGTTCCTGCGGTGTCAGCGTATGCAGGTTGTTATAGAGGTAGCGAAGCTCGGCTTCCGACAGATTCATGCCTCACCCAGCCCCAATTCCTGCGCCAGATCGACCTTTTCACCGCCGATTTCCACGATTTCGGCTTCTTGCGCCTCGTCGGTGCCCATCAACTTACGCAGTTTCTCACGCAGGCGGTCTTCCAGTTCACTATTACTCTGGTGGGTGACCACAACTTCGCTGCGTTCAGTGAAAAGACCGACTTCCGTGATCTTGCCGATGAGTTCAAGGGCCTTGATACGCACCTTCGGGTCCTGATTCTCAGTTTCAAGGATCAGTTTGTTAGTAACTAGGTGGCGTAGCTGCTCTGCACGCTCGACAACCGCATGCGAATACTCTTCCAGCACGCTGCGGGTAAGCAGCACGGCTGCCGGGGTGGCCGGGGACAGCAGTTTGGGGGAGGGAGCTTGGCGTTGCTGATCTTCAGCGAGCGCGAATTCTTCGACGATCCGCGCCGCAACGTCCATATCTTCTTTGGTTGGATCGCCTACCTGCAGTCCCTCGCCTTCTAACACCTTAATGGTCTCGCACGCTGCGTTCGCAGCCTGTACCAACTCGGGCGTTAGCGTGTTTTCAGGCGGCAGTGGGATGCCACTGTCCGGGGTGCAGACAATCGTCATGGAGGAAACGAACTCCAGTTAGGTAATCCATGCGTTTCAAAGGCGGAGAGTAAGTCGGTCGGCACACGCAGCACCCAAAAACAGCAGTTAATGGAAGCACTCACTCTCCGCGCACGCAATATAGCATAGAAAACAAAAGGAGGTTGGGACTCCTGACGGGGGGTGTTTCTATATAGAGGGGGGTGGGGTCAGCTATAGATTAATTGTAGGGTGGAAGATTTGCGCAGACTATGGCGGAGAGTTAAGGTGGTTTGGGTATGCCGGAACCAAGTGTGGGGAAACGCGAGTTTGTTGGAAATGTGGAACGTTGGTGTGGAATAGCAGAACAAGCGGCGCTCGGAGGACCCATTTCAGATTTGGGGGGTCGGGGGTCGGTGGGGTCGCGCCAGCCGCGTGGACAGACCGACAGCGTTGTCGGATTGTCGCTGATTGCCAATCCCTGACAGCGGATACAAAAATCCGGATACTGCGAATCGTGGCAATGACGCCACAAACAAACCGAAAGGGAAACACCATGAAAGCGAACAACGCAACGCAAGCCACCGCCACCATCACGACGACCGCCGCGCCGGTCGCCCCGCTCGACCACGCGGCCATCAAGGCCAGCGCGGTTGACTTCGCCCGCTCTGAAGTGCTGGGGGATGAGGCGGTCAAGGCGCTGGCCAAAGTGCTCGGCGACACGCCCACGTTTACCCGCTGGGACCTGGTATTCACCGACTGGAAGCTGGCCTACGCTGGCGAGAAGGGCTGCTCCGCCGAGGCCGCGCAGAAGGCCGCCGAGCGTATGGCGCATCGGTTGAATGTGGCCTACGGCCTTGAGAAGCCGAAGGCCGAGTCCAAAGCGGCGAAGGCGAAAGCCGAGCAACGCGAGGGCAAAGCGGCGCAGATCGACGCGGTCATCAAAACGCATGGTGCGGACGCGAGCAAGCTTCAAGCCGCTGCCGCAGAGGCGCTCAAGGCAGGCAAACCCGACGAAGCCTTGAGCCTGACGACCGCTGCCCTCAAGGTCGCCAAACAGGCCGAGGCCGAGAAAGTGAAAGCGGCGAAAGAAAAGCTCGCGGCGCGCTGGGAGGCAGTCGCGGAGGCAATCAAGGCCGCGAAGAAAAGCGGGACCGATACGGTCCTCGCGAAGATCGAGAAAGCATTAAAAGGGAAGTAGTCTATCCCGCTCCACTAACCCGGCTTCGGCCGGGTTTTTTATTGCCCACTAAGTTAGTAAGTCCTCACATACGGCTGGCGGATCGGACGGCAGGCTACTTGCACGCCGTTAGATTCGGCACCGGTACAGTCAAACCGGCGGACAGGGCAGAAGGCTTGATGCTAGTTCCCGAGCAGCGGGGAGCACAGGGCGGAGGGGAGCGTCAGGTGATACGCTGCGTGCAGCGTATCATCCCGGGATTGGCCGTGTCAACACTTTTTTGTCCGGACAAACCGACTTTTTTGTCGGAATGTCCCCCGATGCTAGTTCCCGAGCAGCGGGAAGCGCGGGGTATTTCCAAATCGTGGACAGCGCTCATAAGAAAAAAATGATTACCACTTTTTGATAAGACGGATAAAGTTCCAAATGTTCCTGTGGATAAAATTTTGATGGTACTATTTACCGTTTACTAGAACATTTATAGACGGGTTCAGAGTTTGATAGTCTTTGCTGCCTAGTAATGACTAGCTACAGGTAGCTAGAAGTATCTAAAATTTCATGGGTTTTATACTGTTCCAAAGTTCCAGCAAAAAAAGTATGAATCCGGAAAATTGCAGTGGCCCGCGCGGAACAGTCTGCAGCCTAATGT